GTTGCTGACGGATACGCCGGAAATATTTTTTCCGGGGATTTTGTCGAGCTTCTGACTGACGGGACCGTGCAGCGGCAGAACACGACGACTGGGGAATCCCCCGTGGTTGCAGGCTCCAAGCAAACGCTTGGCGTGAGCATCGGATGTCGTTACGTGGACGGCAATGGTACCCCGACATGGGCTCAGTATTACGCTGGTGGCGCTAGCAATACTGACATTTTTCTGTTCGTAACTTCTAGCCCGACTCAGATTTACATGATTCAGGGTGACGAAGCGATGGACCAAACTGATATTGGCGCAACATTCCTTGTCGCTGGCTTTGCGGCGGCATCGGGTAGTACGGCTACTGGTAATTCTGGGATTTACCTGGACTCTTCCAGTCAAGCAGCGACTGCTCAAACACTGCGATGTCTCTCGATCCCTCAGGATGGGGTCAACGAGAACAGCACAACTCCGAATGTCATCGTTCAGCTTCTCGATGGAGTAGCTCAGTTCGGTATGACTACGGGTATCTAGGGAAAGGAGTAATTAGATATGGCTATTTCAAGAGCACAAATGATGAAAGAACTCCTCCCTGGGCTGAATGCCCTTTTTGGGTTGGAGTATGCGAAGTACGACGACGAGCAAGCGGATGTGTACGAAACTGAATCTTCAGACCGAGCGTTTGAAGAGGAAGTGAAGCTGTCCGGTTTCGGGGCTGCACCTGTGAAGTCTGAGGGATCTGCGATCACTTATGACACCTCGCAGGAGCATTTCACGGCTCGTTACAATCATGAGACTATCGCAATGGGTTTTGCGGTGACCGAGGAAGCAGTCGAGGATAATCTTTATGATTCCCTCTCGGCTCGCTACACCAAGGCGCTGGCCCGTGCGATGGCACACACGAAGCAGGTGAAGGGGGCGTTCCCCTTGAACAACGCTTACACCTCCGGCAATTTCACTGCCGGTGATGGTGTTCAGCTTTGTTCTGCCGATGGTCACCTGGATATCAACGGTACGGCAATCCCGAATGCACTAGTGACGGCGGCTGATCTCAACGAAACTTCGTTGGAGCAGGCTGTTATTGACATTGCTGCGTTCACGGATGACCGTGGATTGCTCATCGCGGCCCGTGCGCGTAAGCTGATCTGCGCGCCGTACAACCAGTTTGTTGCCACGCGAATCCTCGAATCGGAACTCCGAGTCGGGACCGCAGACAACGACATCAATGCCATTCGTACCAATGGCGTGATCCCGGAAGGATATGCTGTAAATCATTTCCTTACGACCACGAACAAGAAGTTCTGGTTCCTGATCACGGACGTGCCGAACGGAATGAAACATTTCCAGCGCACGCCTCTACAAACTGGTATGGATGGAGATTTTGACACTGGAAACGTGCGCTACAAAGCGCGCGAGCGATATTCCTTTGGCGTAAGTGACTACTTGGGGATTTTCGGGAGCGGCAACATCACGTAAACAATGATGTGTTTCCACTTTGATATGTAGGCAAAGGGGCTATGATTGGAGTAATCCAGTCATAGCCCCGGAGTCCCTGTGAAACTTTGTAAGAAATGCGGCGATACGAAGAGTAGTTCCGAGTTCAATGCTCGTAGCTGCGCCAAGGATGGTCTCTATCCAAGCTGCAAGGCATGCAGGGCATCGGCCCGGCTAACTCCTGAATACAGAGAGCTAGAGCGTGCGAAGCAGGCGAGGCTCATGGCTTCGCCTGAACGATTGAAAGCAAGGAAATGGTACGCGAAGGCGTATCGGGGTAGTGAGTCTGGCAAGGCGACTAGGGATAGCTATCGAGTTGAGTATGCAAAGACTGGTTCTTGCAAGGAATCGAGAGCCAAGGCCAGTGCGAAGTATGCGAAGACTGAACAGGGCAAGGCTATAAACACTGCGGCGAGCAGGAAGTTTGTTGCCACTGATGCTGGCAAGGCTCTTAGCAGGAAGCACTGCGGAAGAAGAAGAGCCCGGAAGCTGGACAGCCTCTGCGAATGCTGCGACCCGGACGAGAGAGATCAGATTTATTCGATGCTATGGAAGGATGCGGAGTGTTACGTTTGCTCAGCCAAGGCTGAGGCAACCGATCACGTCATCCCGCTTCACGCAGAGGGCCTACACTGCATCAAGAACTTCAAGTCGATTTGCACGCCTTGCAATAGTGGCAAGGGGTATTCGGTATGGCCTGGACAGCCAGGATGGAAAGATTTCGAGCGTAACGCCCAGGCGGGTTGACGCTTAGGGAGCAGTCCGAGACACTCATGGGGGTGGGGCGGATTGCTCCCTTTTTACCAGACCCGGCAGACTCAACGGCACGTTGAGACAGCACACAGACTGCCGGGTTTACTCGTGTGCGAGGGGTTGAGAGATGGCTACGAGTACGTTTACTGGGATCGTTCGATCCTATGGTGGCCGCAGGAAGGGTGTTGTTTCACCCGGCGTGCTGCCCATGTCGGTGATCGTCTCGGGTGATTCGGCCCAGACAGATCCCACAGCCGATGCAGCGAGGATGAGGATTGGCACCAGTGCAACTACTGGGGCTCTCTTCGTTCTCCCCAAGGGCGCTGTCCCTATCATGTGCGTGAGCCTTGGTGGTGGCACTGCCTCTGATACGGTCGATATCGGTACGGCGGCAGACGGGAATGGTTTCTTTGCAGGAATCTCTTCTGTCACGAAGGGTACGACCAGCACTCCGACTGGAGACTTGGTTCTGAATACGGGTGTACCCGCTGATGTTCAGGTCACAATCGACGCGAACGCGGGTTCCCCAACAGGCACCGCTTCGTTCATATTTATCTACACCGTGGTTGATACCGGCATTGCCGGTGAAGCCCAACCGGAGCTTGCTTAAATGAGCACTACTTCATTCGACGGTCCCATTAAGGCCGGAGACATCCTGAACACAATCGGCACCACTCTCAGTGATGACGTGTCCAACGTAGGTTTCGCCACGATGGCGCAGGTGGCGCAGGTTACTGAAGATGGATCGGTTAGTGTTGATAAATACACCGATATTGTAATCCCAGCCCATAGCCAGATTGTAAGAATTGCTGCTTTGACTACGGTTGAATTTGGTAGTTCTGGATATGTCAATGTCATAGTAAACACCGCTGAGTTTATTGCCATTGTTAGTTGTCAAGCAGTCGGATTGGTCGATTTCGTTACACATGTGTCAGTCACTGCAAATCTTGATATATGGAAAGATACTGGGGCTTCCGATCTGCATGTGTATTACTCGGTCAATGGTGGATCCGCTGCCCCCGAGGATGGGGTAGCCACACTCATCATTGAATACATCCAGAACAACAACCTGACCTAGGAAAATACAATGGCTGCCAACTCAAACCCGCATGACAACACGTACAACTCAACGACATTTTCCGGTCCCGTTAAGGCGGGCTCTCGACGGCAACCTGTACCCACCTACGACCGGGACACTGTCCCCGGCACTGTTGCTGTAACCGCACTACCTAATGCGGGCTATGCGATTTGCTCGCAGTCATGCGCTGTGGAGCAGTTAACCACTTCCGCCACGGTAACCGACATTAGGATCCCCATGAATAGCATGCTTGTGAGTATGCAATTGATTGTTACCACGGCGTGGACAGGGACTGATAAGGGGTATGCAGTACTGATTATGCTTGAAGACCACGCGAATCTGACTCTAAACGATCAAGCTGGCAGTGACTTTGGAGCAGTGGGCGTTTACCACATCGTTCCTACGGTTGGAAACGCGACTCAAGCTGGTCTTTGGAAAAATACTAATTCCAATGCTGTGGTGCCGGACAATCAAGCACTGGACATTGGCGCTGATTCTGAGAATGCAGGAGACGGCAGGGGCATCCTCACGATCAACTACATCCCCGGCCTGAACCTCTAGGGAGAACGCAATGAGCAGATCAACTTTTTCAGGCCCGGTTCAGGTTGGTGTAGATGACTCACTGGCTTGGAACGGAACTTCAGTTACTACAGGCCCCAACTGGGGCTTTTTGAAGATGGCGCAGTCGGCTCCTATTACGCAGAGGAGCGTTACGGCTTATCCGACCAATACAAACGCAACCGATATGACGATGGTTATACCGGGTAACAGCACGATTACTGGGATCTCTGTCCTTGTGACTACGGCTTGGACGACAACAACTACATTGGACATCGGCCAAGCTTGGGGGGTTGGGATCAACGATCCCGATGATCTCGTAAACGATCTTGACATGAGTGCGCTTGGTCTGGTTGTGGCTGGTCCCGGGGACACTGATAATCTCGCCGCTGGCGACATAAACAATTGGATGAACAACAGTGTTCGGCAGTCCCCGACAGCACCCATTGATAGGTGCATTACCTGTACTTCTCCGGGTACAGGTCTCGGCGTAGGCATCCTCACTGTTGAATACTGTCAAGCCGTCAACTTAGAACCGATTGCTTAGGAGATAAGAATGCCCACAACCACTTTTGCAGGCCCCGTTAAAGCTGGAGGGATCTCCACTTCCACTGGGAATATCCTCGGAGAGAACGTCGCCAACCAAGGCTTTGCGAAGATGGTGCAGGTGGCTGCTGTGACTGAGGTGGCAGACGATCCGTCGTGGACGGACATTGTGATTCCCGCGAACAGCCAGATTGTCCGCATCGCCGTTCTGGTTGCTATCGTTTTTGTTAACCAGATCGATATCGGCAGGGATGACGCGGTTGCTTCGGATATTGAGTATTTTGTAAATGACTTAAATGCCACTTCATTAGGCTTAGTAGAGGCTCTGGGAGCTAGGGTAACGACTCCTTCTGTGTGGAAGGATGTTGGTGACGTTGACGTGCATTTGACTTTTAACAGTACCGTAGGAGCAGGTGATACTGGTGTGGGCACCCTCATCGTTGAATATATCCAGAACCGCAACCTGACTTAGGAAATACAATGGCTAACAATCCCCATGCAGAAATTTATAAGGGATCAACCACTTTCAGTGGCCCCATCAAGGCGGGTTCACGTTGGTTGGACGTTCCCAATTACGATAGGACAACCGTACCCGGCACTATTGCGGTAAAGGACTTACCCAACGCTGGGTTTGTGGTGTGCTCGCAGTCGGCTGCGGTGCAGCAAATTGCACCCCCTGCCTCAATCATCGATATTACACTTCCTTCGGGAAGTATGATCTTGTCGATTCAGTACATTGTCACGGCTCCATTTACCGGAACGGTAAAGGACTGCGGTCTGTTTGTCACCCGATTGGGAGTTAGCAACAGTCTCGTTAAGACCGGTGGAGGCAGTTACCTGCCGTCGTTGCCTGCCGTTGGCGTGTACTATGCCGATCCCAATCCTGACCGGATCCAAGCTTGGAGAAATGTTACTGGAAGTGTTGTAGGTGGGGATAGTATCGATATCTGGCAGGACTGCACCAATGCTGGTACCGGTAGGGCTATCGTAACGATCAACTATGTGCCGGGAATGAACCTTCCCGATTCTGTTTAGGAAACACAAATGAGTAGATCAACTTTCAGTGGCCCGGTTCTGGTAGGTGAGCGGGACTCTACGGCTAGTATCGCTTTAGGGACCTCGCTGGAAGACAGCCCCGACTGGGGTTTCGTCAATATGGTGCAGTCGGTTCCTATTGTTCAGAGCGGGAGCAGCTTGTATCCGAATTCAAGCAGCATGACGATGATCATCCCTGCTAAATCTGTAATCACTAGGATCTCTGTCCTAGTCACGACAGCGTGGGGTAATACCATGGACATTGGGCAGGTG